AGGTAGCGCAACGATTGACTGAGCCAATGTAGATTGATCGAACCATTGATCTTTAGCAACAAGATTCTCTCTGATGTGATCGGTAACAGTTTGCGCCCATTCACTCAGGTAATCCTCAATTATGTTACTTGCGTCTGCCATTCTCAATCTGTCTCATGCGTTCTTTATGCTCATCCTGAATGTCCCTAATCATTGAAAGTCTATTGTAGAATTCAATAACCGTCATTCCGAAGTATTCCGCTTCTTTCGTTTTGTCCCCGTTGGTAAGTTGGTAGATCGTTTCAAGCCATCCCCATTTTGCCCACGCTGAAGACTTTTCAAAGTTGTCATCAGATTGTTCACTTTGCTTTCGATCTCTGATTCCAAATAATTTTTTATAACCCCTTCTAATTTCGGATAGACCGTGCAAAAAAAAAGACTAATTGAATTAGCGGTGTCAGCGGGCAAGTCCTTGAATAGTTCAACCTTCTGCGAGAACGTCAACGGCTTAACCCAGAACTTCAGACCGCGTTTCTCCTTTGCGAAGACCGCTAAAATCTGAGGCAATTTAGAATAGTAGTTCTTGCCGTCAATCTTTAGAAGGTGAATGTCAGCAAGTTGATCGGTAGTAACTTCTGAGGCTTCAATCCATGTTGTGAACTTACGCCCTCCGATCTTAAATTCAGGTCTGAACTCTGTGGTCGGTTGTGTTACGATAAATTCGTACAACTCTGATCGAATCTTGTTAAAATCGTCAGACTTCATCGCATTGAAATAATCTTCCGACTTGCCAGTAATAATAGACAAAAGGGTTATGTCCCGATCTAGTAGTTCGACTAGATCAGTAGGCGCATATTCGATTAACTTCTGAATCTCAGGTAATTGCGATACCTTAACATCGTTCCATCTCATATTGTTAAGTGAGAGAACGGGTGCAATGTTTAGGCTCTTATAGAGTAGTCTTGTCGTATGCCCTTAGTTATGCAATCAAATGCAATGGCGGTAGCCATCACGCCATCGTCATGGAAACCTGATGGTGCGCCATACTTGACGCTTCTTGACTTAGGGTTGTATTCGTATGTGAAGACGCTGAACTCTTTCTCTAGCCAGTCGCACGGCTTGAATGTCACCTCTTTATTCTGATTTGAGACCGCTAACTTCTCAATGATGTCTTGCTTACTCTTTGAGGTAGTAACAAATGGCTGAACATTTGTCGGTGTTCGGCAATGCGTTTGAATCTGTTCCATGATAGCATCGCCAATACTATTGACCTCGACAAGTGTAACGGCATTGTATTCATTGATCTTATCCGCTACCTTCTTAGATATGTTCGCCCATGTGTCATGCCTCCACCTTTCAATATACACCATCTCACGCGCTTGGTTGAAAATGCACAGAACCGTGTAGTCATCATTACGACCTACATCGACACCTGCAAAGAATCGAATACCTTCTTCTAATGGCTCACGTATAACTTGCCCTTGAAATAATCCCGCACCACCATCGATGAACTCAGCTAGATACTCTTGTCGAAATACATGGTCAGGTAGCGTTATACGGGCATCATCTATCTCTTTAGGGTCAATGAGTGGGTTGTCATACGAAGTCATCGTAAACGACTTGTATTGCGGATTAACGCCATCTAATTGGTGTAACTGCCAAAAGTGATTCTTACCTTTCGGTGTGCTTATCAGTAGCACCTTCTTACCCTTTACGAGAACAGTCGCACGTAACACCTCAGTCCACGCCTCAGAGTCCATGAAAGCAAACTCATCGCAAATAAGATAATCGAAAGTAAATCCTCGGATATTGTCGTAACGCTCCGCACTAAAGAATTGAATAGTGCTTCCTGTGATATATTCCAATATTAACTCTGACTTATTTACATTCCTGTAAATTTCAGGGCGTTTTCTGAATGCTTTATATACTTCTTCAAATACTTTCTTGGATTGCTTGTATACAGGTGAAACCCATGCGCACTTTATATTCTTTTGATTTAATGCCCAATACATCAACTGATTCGATGCAAGTAGTGTCTTGCCGAACTGTCTGCCAATATTGAGAAGATAATACTTTTCAGTTCCGTTATTAATTGAACTATGTATTATCTTCTGACTGTGATGTGGAGTGTATAGAATTGCTTTCGCCAAAATCTGCCCTAAATTTCATATTACCAGTAACCTTAATATCTTGCTGCTCAATATATCCACGCTTCTTCGCTTTGCATTTCAAGTAAAATATTGTAGACAATGGATTTCCCTTCATAATTTGTTTATGCAACTGGGACTCAGCAAAGTCAAGAGCAACATTCTCTATCTCTTTAACTGCACTACGATATCGTTTGTCTTTAGAGTACCATTCATAATGCGTGGATCGGGCTATTCCTACCTGCTTGCAAGCACTTGTTATTATACCCAAAGATTTCTCTAAAGCATCCAACATTTGCTTTTTTAATATGTCCGAATTTGTAGTCATTTCTTATATTTTAACACCATTTCTCTTAATTACTAAATTAGAATCAAGCTTTTTCATTCGGTCTATAATAACTTGGCAGTATTTAGGGTCCAACTCCATTCCGTAACATTTGCGTTTAAGTTGGTGTGATGCTACCATTGTAGAGCCACTTCCTAGAAACACATCTAAAATAACATCTCCAATAATGGATGAATTTTCCAATGGTTTACTGCACAATGCAATCGGTTTCATTGTTGGGTGCTCCTCGGATTTACTCGGTCTATCAATATCCCACACGGTTGTCTGCTTCCTATCTCCGCACCATTTATGAGACGCACCGTCCAACCATCCATATATACACGGCTCATGTTTCCAATGATAGTCAGACCGTCCAAAAGTGGAGTTATTTTTATTCCATATAATATAACTTTTAAACAAGAACCCAGCGTCTAAAAACTGTTGAATAAAGTTGTGTGTTTCAGACGAAGCGTGCCAAACGTAAATTGCACCGCCTTTTTTTAAAGCTGTTGATATTGTAGTATAGACATCATACAAGAACTTTGGGAAATCATCAAGTTTGTCATTGGCTATTTTTTCTCTTTTTTTGCTGCCGCCTTGATAGTTAATATTATATGGAGGGTCTGTATGGCACATATCTGCTAATTCCCCATTCATAAGTTTAGCAACAGAATCACTATCCGTACTATCACCACAAAGTAATCTATGTTGTCCTATTTCAAATAAATCACCTAAAACAATATCCGTTTCAATTCCACCTTCAGGTACATCAAATTCATCTTCTTTGGCTTCAAGTTCGGTTACAAAATCAGCAGGTACATCTAATCCCCATTCAGATAACTGTTCAACATCCCATTCATTTGCAATAATTTCCCAGTCCCATTCACCAAAACCAACATTATCTTTAATAATAAACTGTTTTTGTTCTTCTTCAGTTAAGTCTGATGCCTTAATTATTGAGACTTCTTTTAAGCCTGCTTCTTTGCACGCTTTTAAGCGCATATTTCCACCCAAGACAACCATATCGTTATTAACAACAATAGGTCTAATTTCGAGCATCTTAGGGAATTCTTTAATTGACTTAACTAGTTTATTGAATTTATCATCCTTAATAATTCTAGGATTATTAGGGTTAGATTTTACAGATTTAATATCAACTATTTGAATTGACTTATTAATGTCGTTACTTTTTGGCATTTTCGTATTGGTCTAGATATTCGTTCATAATGTTGTAAAGTCGGGCGATGCAATCAGAGCATCTTAGATTCGCAATGTCACCTGATATTCGTTGTTCGATCCGTGCCATTACAGGATGTTCTTCAGTTGATACCCATGTACCGATTTCCCTGTATTTACGAATAGCAGGAATGTACGGTCTGAGTTCTTCGTAGTCGTTATCTGTTAATGCGATCACGGATAGTTATGATTAGGTAAGCTATTCCCGATGTTATTGCAGCGTTTCCTATCGCTGTGTAAAGGGCGAAGTTAGCGGAAAAAATCGACATTGTCAAACTGATCCAAAACGTTAAACACATCCCGCATCCAAAAGGTTTCAACTTGTACGGTAATTTATTCGCGTAATAGAATCCATTGAGTGAACTTATTCCGATTCCTTTCTTTGCTAACCATCGTGCAAAGCGTTGAGGTATGCCGCTAAATTCTGCAAATAGTAATCCTATTGCTAGAGGGTAGAGAATGATGTCGATCATTTTAATATTCTTTATTTGATGATGAATAATCGTAGTGATATAATGGCTTGTCGATCTTGTATTCTGTTTTTAGGTATTGATTAACTCGGTATGAGTATTCTTTATCCTCTGCTTTACTCAGGTCGGGGAATCGTGCTTTGATTGCGTACTCTCGTTTGATAGGTGTTAGATGGTTTGCTCTACGAAATAGAACAATCTCATTGCCATCAAAAGCATCGTGATCGTGGTAATCTTTAGATAGCTTCCATAGTTTCTTAGCACTTCCATCTTGTGTATAGTGTCCTGATGTAGCAATACAATCAGCATCAGACTTGCACCCTTCCAAGATCATTTCAACGTAGTGCGGATAGATATGATCATCGTCATCAATGAAGCATACATACTTACCCCGTGCTTTATCGAGTAACCTATTCGCTTTCATTCCTGATGTCACCTCTTTATTGTCGATGTCAGTTAGTATCTCAACCTGAGCCGCTTTGTTAGGTTCTAAGGCAAGTATCTGAATGTATAAAGACCGCAACAAATGATCCAACTTTTGCTGACGATTTGATAGCGAACGAATGAGAATAGATAGTTGTGTCATTTTAGAATCCTGCTGAGATTAAACATACCGAATCCGCGTGTGGTAAATGACCCGCGTTACCGAAGTAGGCTAGATATGTATGATGTGGAATGATAGGTGCTACATTCATTTTAACCGCTACGATTGAAGCTACTGATTGATCATGTCGGTGACCATGTACACGCTTATCCGTTGATACTTGTTGATCATAGTTAAACCAGTCCCCTTCATACGCTCCCTTTGTTTTAGTCCAGTCAAAGTAAGAGTTGAAGAATGCGTTGGCTCTAACTGTTCTGAAGTCAAACCCCATAACGCACGCCATGATCATCGGGTGGTTGAACGATTCTTCGCGCCCCATTCCAAGCAACTTCAAACATTGATCAGAAGTATAGTCCCCTATTGAATAGCCGATGTTATCGAATAGCAGCACGCGTTTGCTTTCTATCGCAGCGAATAAGGTGTCAAGTGATTTTGTAGCATAGACAGGCGAATCCATCCACAATACTAAATCGTAACCCATTGCACGCACTTTCTGAATAGCATACGGCTTAAATGCGTATGGTACTTCCTCATGTGTAGGACTTCCTATTTCCTCAAAGGAATGGAAATGGTAGTAATCGCCCGTGAACCCGACAGATCGAAGTGATTCCTCTTGTCGTTGCTGACCTTTCTTATACCTTTCCTTATCGTCTGAATAAGTTACTACTGCAATCTTCATGGCTTAATATAAAATGCTATGTTATGAATTCTTTTGATTTGCTTTTTGTTGATGAACTTATGGATAGCCTTTGCGCATCCCGCTAGTTCATAATCGTCAATGATAAGAACACCGCCCTTTGATAACTTCGGGTAAAGATACTGCATACATTCTAGCGTTGATCGGTAAAGGTCACCATCTAAACGAAGTAGCGCAATGCTATCAATCTCTTTGGCTTTCTCCTTTACTGTATTCTCAAACCATCCTTTGACGAATGTTACATTCTCTAGTGATACGCCCCAAGTGTTGAAGTTCTGAATAACTGAACCGAGAGAGTGAGCCGATACGCCTGTTGTTTGCAATAGTCCTAATCTGTTGCGGTCAATCTCACCTATCGCGGGTTGAGTGGCATCGTGTTCTGTTGCATAAGGGATTCCTTCAAACGAATCGAATCCGATAACTTCACGTTCTTCTCCTTGCTCTAGTTGTGTTTTTTGCATCATGGCTAACTGACTACCCGCTGCAACACCGCATTCGATTAGACTTCCCTGAACTTTGTTTTCAATGACAAGTCGGGTCATTTCAGCGGTGAAATCTAATACCTCTACGGATGAATATACTGGGTGGATTGGTTTCATAGTGCCATTATTAAATTTTCAGCGTTAACGTGCTTTACTTTCATTCCGAACTTCTCGCAATACTCAATGTACTTATTGAGGTCAACGCCATTAAATTCAACACAAACCATCTTACAATCAAAGTCTGAAAGGTTGATCTGCGATAGAATGGCGTAATCCATTCCCTCCGCGTCGATGGTTATGAAGTCAAATTTCGTCACCTTCCAAATCTCACAGAAGCGTTTGAACGTGTAGCCTTGCACCTGAACTTCGTTGTACTGCACTACATTTCCCCACTTCTCCGATTCACTTTTGACTACTGTGCTGAGTAATCCGATGTCATTCGGAATATGTGGCGTGTTAATGTGTAGCGTAACTTTGTCGTTGTGTTCACAGATAGCAGCACGGACACAATTTACTTCATTATCGTCTGAGTGAAGTTGTGTCAGTTTCTCGTATGCTACTGGGTGAGGCTCTACTAATGTAGCTACCCATCCCTTTTCGATCAATGCTAATGAGTTGCTGAATGTCTTTCCATCATTTGCCCCGATATCAAGCACATGACCACAATTAACTTCTTTGAAATAATCAAGAATGATTTGCTCCTCTGAATTCTGTGAGTACATTATATTTTCGGGTATTTGAAAGTTCGTACTGGGTTGGTGATTCCGTAGTTATTCGCTCTGTGTCGCTCAATTACGGCTTTGTCGTGATCCCACATTTCAGGGGCTTCCGATGCTTTGTACTGTGCATCATTTGGAGCAAGTCCCCAAGCAGGATGAAGGTGATCGAATAGAACGATTGATTCATAAGCGTAACGACCACGCATCCACGCTACTTCTGTAGCCTCAGCATCACACCATAAAGATTTGTATTCAGGATGGTAGATATATCTGTCACGCTCGTAATACTTCCGATCCATGATTGACATAGTCGAAACGTTATCGCCCTGATGACCGTCATTCAAATGCAGAAAGCCATCACCATTCGGAAAGTGCTTCGTGAATAGATCGCGGATAATGTTGTCGAAACGATTAACGGTGAAAATCATGTCATCGCTCATGTTAATGAGTAAGTCCCAATCACCCTGATACTCATTTAGATCGCGGTTAATAGCGTCAATCTTGCCAGTTGATGAACCGATAACCGCATCGCAATTACCATAATGATCTAACTTCGAATCATCTAAATCCAAAGATACCAACACATCATAATCATCACTTGCTACGTTGTCAATGATGCTATACAGTCCCCTAAGAAATTCTTTAGGACGTGAACGACTGGTGTACTTAAATAGGATTCTCATAGTGGCAAATAGATTACAGGATTCTCGATTGACTCCGTGAACTTAGCAACTGATACTTTGTGCGCTTCTGTCATTTCCTGAACTGATAAGGTCGGAACGTGTACAAAGTCAAAGTCAGCATAAGAATCTAAATCCATCGAATAAATGTAGTCAGGTGCATCATCAGGGCAAACATTGTGATGTGGTGCTAATCCTGCCAACTTGCATCTAACTGAGTATTCAACGTGTTCATAGCCGTACAGTCCAAACGCCTCATTGAATGCACCGACACGCTCAATAACATCTTTTGTTAAGAACATCATGCATCCCGCTGAGTTGTTGTAATAACTTACACCGTTGTCTAATTGGTTAACTTTACGAATGTGAAGATAGTCGTGGAGGTAACTGAAATGGTGGCATCCTGTTGCGTTATGAGCGTCAATAAACATTTGCGCCCAACCTTCCTTAATCGGGAAACAATCGTCATCAAAAAGGAATACATAGTCGCAATCCTTCAACTCTCTGAGGCATTCATTCTTTGCCGATGCCACACCTTTAACATCGTGAACGAACTTGATCTTCATTCCAACGCAAAGCGGTGAAAATAGAGCGATGTTCTCCCAATATGCCTTATGATGTGGTCGTGCGGAGGTAGTCGTTATAGCTATTCCGATGTTAGGCATTCTAGTCTATTTAGTTCGGTGGCTAAGATATTACTTTCTTTGATTGTATCAAAGTTATCTTGAATTGTTTTACGAAGATTTTCAGCAAGTGTGTGACGTAAATCATCGTTATCGGTGAGCATCTTCATTGCGGTGTACCATCCATTAGTCCCATCAGCAAGTAAACAGTTATAGCCATGCTTCAACCATTTGTTGTATGGAAGTACATTCGACACAATAGCCGCGCATCCAGTTGTACCCGCTTCGATTAGTTTCAATTCAGATTTGCACGCGTTGAACTCACCATGTTGCAAGGGTATCAGCGCAACGTCGATCTGTTCGTAATGCGCTCCATATTCCAAAATGTCGAGATTCCATAAACGCTTGTACGTTTCGTTATTCCCAATGTGAGAACCTAGTCGAGAATACTGCTTCAAATAGGTGCGATAATCTTCCGAGCAACAGAGATAGTTGATAGTTAAAATGCGCTCAATTTCCCGATATTCTGAATTGTCATTAAAGGATGAAAGTAGTTGATATTTGCCCTGCAATGTTTTATCTCCGTGCAATCGTCTCATCCCTTCAAACATCAGCGCAACATCACGACCATGAAAAGAACCACCAACCCATCCAAAGCGCACGCGGTTTGATTTGTTTTTATTAGTGCTGAATTGCTTCGCCATCGGGTGAATGGTGTTTTTTACCACTACTGAATCAATGCCGACTTTCTTTAACTTGCTTTGAAGTGTTTCCGTTGTAACAGTAACGAGGTCAGCGATACGAGCCGATTCGAGTACATTCGATTCTAGGTTAATTGCACTATCGTAAGCACGACGAACACTATTCACTTCTGTCGGGTTAACGCGGTTCGGATATTTTGCTGCAAAGTCTAATTGATCCTTCAGAATCTTCGCGCTCATCTTATGCCATGTAGGAAGTTTCCAATAATCGTCAATGTCAACGACCAGAATCTTACCCGCATCTTTCACCATCTTCGCTCTGAACTTCTGAGGGCGATTCATTACGTACACGTCCGCATCCAAAGGGTTCATATCAAACTCATCAAGAGATAAGCCCCTGACATCACACTTCTCCGCAAATGGAGTGTAAGGCATTGCAAGACGATACAAGTCCATCCCACTATAGATGCGTGATTCGGATTGGTTGTTAAAGACTAGTCTGATTTTTTTCATCGGTGTATAGTTCCCTCATTGTTTTGACATACTGGCAAATAGAAGAATAGTGTATGCCTGTTTCAACTTGAAAAGACCTGTAGGACTTTCTCTCGTTGTTATTCGGCTGATACACTAAATAACCATAAGTTACTTTTGCCGCTAGTTTTACTGCTTCGCTTCCGTTAGACTCGGAGGCTTTGAAACAGAATTTCGCAAATTCGTCGTAAGTGTAGTTCGGTTCTTCGGTGTGTGTTTCTGTAAATTCCGTACGCTCATCGATCAACTCCGCACCCGTAAAGCGGTCTAGTTTGTTGAATTGCTCGTAAGGATTGTTGTTCATGTGGCGCATAATGCCGTACACATAACCGCGATAGTTCCCGATGTTTTTGAACTGCTCATCAGATAACTCCATCAACTTCATTACGGCACTAGTCAAAAGATCACGCCATTCCAACACGCCATCGGTCTTAATCCGTTTGGCACATTTCACAAGATCGGGATGATCGTACAGTTCCGTAATGAATCTGTTACGGTTCACGGATTCAAATATACAGAAAATGTTCTGTTATATCCAAATGCGATGTACTTGCCTTTTCTTTTTCGGCTTTTTTCTCTTTGGTTTTTTGGTTCAGAATGCGAGTAAAGGCGTGAGATAGCGAAGAGTTATCCCATCCGTATTTGATGGATAATTCAGTAACTGTGTGCTGACCTTTGTACCAAATATCAAAGATTTCTTCTGCGGTGGCGCGGTTAGGGTTGTTCATAATCCTAGTTTTTTTATTGCGGTATAGTTAGGATTGAATTCTATATTGAAGCCGAAGGATTGATCTAGCTTCAGATCAATGATGGATTTGATTACTCCGACAAAACGCTGATAATTTGAGTTCGTCGGGTCTAGTGGTCGAACCTCGTCCATCTGCATTTTTCTGCATAGCCATAGCACGCGGGATGCGTAGACAAGTTCATTCTCGTCTATGATGTTTCGGATGGATTGAGGGTTAGAATGGAAATGGATCATCTTCGTTGGTTTGGTTTAGAAAGTTATTATTAGGGGTTAGTTGTGCTTGTTGATATTGTGGCATCCAGTTGGTCTTATCGCTTGATCCAATCCAATAACGCCCACACGTAGTATCGTAGAAGAAGTCCTGAACTCCCGTGCGTCCTATGTGCTTGAACTTCACCTTTTGAATGTACACAGAGGTCGTATCGTTTTCAAAGTTTCGGTATACGGTTATGCCGTTATCCGTTTTGTTGTAGAAATGCGCTGATCCTGAAATTGAATAAAGCGTTGGAACTTTGAATGTACCATCGTCATTCTCTTGCATCTTGGTAGGGTGAGCAATTAGGAAGATATGCACCTGATTGTTCTGAGCGAATGCGGTTAACTTATCCATAAACCTACTGATATACACGGTTTCGGTTTCGCCCTTTTCGATGTCATGCTCTAGCTTATTATACGGGTCAATCACTAAGCATCGCAACCCGTAACGACTAACTAGCTTCTTTGCGTGGTTTAGAATGCTCTCAACAGAGAAGTCCTCAGATTCAGGACGTACAAAAAATATCTTATCCTGCATCCATTCGCCTATGTGTTTAATTTCAGGTAGTGAGGCTCTCGGTGAACTATCTGCACGCTGACCAAAGGACTTGGCGGTTATCTTTTCAATGATCTTTGACACGTGCAACGCTCTTGGATAGTTTTCTGGTGAATAGTATGCAGCCTTCCATCCCTTGAAACAAACAAGCCTACTGATTACGAAGTCAATGAACTCTGACTTGCCGTGTGATGGAACGCCCGTAACCGTTGTCACGCGGTAAGGTTCAAAGGTCAGCAACTTATCAAATTCAGGCACACCGATTGAATCTCCCGCAGGTAGCCCATTCTCATACAGGCTTACCAGTTCATCCATGATGTCAGAAATCTGAATGATGCCCGATAACTTTGATGGCTTTGCCGTTGCGATCAATTCAGCCACTTGTAACTCACTTCCCTTAACTAGCACATCATTAGCATCTTTCAGGTCAGAAATAAGCACATCACACCTTTCTTCACCGAGCCTGCGGATCAACTCTTTGCGAAGTTGCAATCCTGCCTCATCGTTATCAGTCCAAATAATGAACTTTTTGATCTGATCCATAAAATCGAAGCAGTTGTCTAGGTAGTCAAGATTACCACCTTTCGTCGCTCCGTTCGGTACGCTTAAAACTTGCTTGTAACCACTCTGCCAAATACTCAGCGCATCCATTTCGCCCTCACAGATAACAACTGGCTGATCGAAATCAGTAACCGTATCAATGCCATACATCACCAACTTCGCATCCTTGACCATCCTGAAGTGCTTTTCACGGGTTCTGAACTTGGTATTAATCAGAGAACCGCCCCAAAAGTAATTAAAAGCGATTGTGCGGGCTTTACCGTTGATCTGAGGCATCCATTCAGTCTGACTGGTTATCTTCCAATGCACTAGGGTTTCTTGCTTAATTCCGCGCCCTTTGAACCATTGTACAACCTCCATAGGAAGGTTAGTATGGTTTTCGTTCCAAATCGGTTTAACGTACACCTTTTCAGGCTTCATTGATACCCCGCCTTTCCAGTTGCAGTTATGGCAATGGAATAGCCCGTTATCAATATCCACCGACAAGCACGGGTCTTTTGGTTTTTTGCGTGTGTGACTGCATTTAGGGCAGATCGTTTTAGCCGTTCCGCTGAATTTCTTGATCGGTATTCCTAATGCTGATAGTTCGTTTGCTTTGCTCATCGTGTTGTCATTTTACGCGTTCCGTCAGGATTGAAATTACTTGATGTTTTTAATGGTTTGTAGTCGCGCAAAAAGTAACATAAATACTGACACCATTTTGTATAGTCCCCACCTTTATTGCTTAGTTGAAATTGTGCATCATGCGCTGGGGCTAGTTTTTCGATTTGCTCAATGCTCATCGGTTTATTTAGTGCCTTGACAAATTTATATGCGGTTTCTTTTGAGATGGTGTCTTGTAAGAATTTTTCAAGATGGCTAAGTATAGGTATAGTAGTATTTATACTAGTATCTATATTTCTATTTTCATTTTCCATATGGTCTTTCATATGGTAATCCATATGAGGTTTCATATGAGGTTTTGAAAGGTTCTTTTTGCGAGAATCAGTAAATTTCACGCGCTTTACCTTTTCCTCTCGGATACGCCATTGATAGAATCTGCCATCATCATCTTGCTTGAACTTTGTGCATATGCGACTCCATATGGTATCGAAACGATTTCCAAGAACATATTTTATGTCATCTATTGAAAGCGATCCTGTTTCAAATTGAATCATTAGCAAGGTCATGTATGCTCCCTTTTCTTCAAACGTAAATAATTGTGTGCCTTGCGTCCAATCGCCAGGATACCAAAGCAATGCAGGATCTTTAGCCATGCTAAAAAGTATTAACCCATCAGTCGCATTCATCACTATTGAAACGAGCGTGAACGCGCCCTAGTGAATCAGTACTCCTGATGGGTATATTGTGAAATGTAGTTTTGAGGTGTTCATATTTCAGGTCGGTTTCAATCGACGTTGCAATTATACAAACTTAATCCGAGAAATGCAAGTATTTCAAAATACTTTCACTATCTAAACCTATTTTATATTAACCCTCCCAAATCGGGACATCTCACCATTATGTTTTGAGCCAAGACAAAAGGTTCAATTTGATCACACACGCAGGTAACTCCACACGCCACTCAGGAGGGTTGTATTATTTACTTATCTGTTGCATTATTTCGTCGTAACGCTTACGAGCCTCGATAGCGCGGTCAATTACGAATTGCTGATCTTCTTCTGACGGCACAAACGTAAAGCAAAAGTATCTATATTTCTTAGCCATACGAGGGTCAAAGGAAACGAAGTCAACGAATGTCGCGTCAGGTGTGCAGATGAATTCGCATACGGTTTGCCAATAGTATTTTGGAAACTCCGCTTTGAAATGCTCCACACTATCAATCATCATGTGTTTAATGTGGTTTTTACCTTCGTAGGGACATTTTTTCTTTGT